GTAGGATCAGACTTAAATCTTAATGAAGCAGAAATATAGCACTCATTAAATTCATCAAAGACAAGACTACCATCAACTAATGAATATACAGATGTACTGTACTCTTTAATAAAGTCTATATTAATTGCACTTGTAGTTAAAGTTGCTTTACCAAATGCAAGATTAACATCGGTAGTAGCTTGATTTAACGCCACTTCCATTAGGAAGTATAATTCTGTAGCTCCCTCAGTGGTTGTTATAACCTTCATATCTACAATCTTTTCAGATTTACTAGTAGATACAAGCTTTCTCTTAATAGCAAAATTACCAGTACTATCAATAGATGCTAAAAATGCATCATATGGGTTACTGGAATTTGTATTAGTATAACCACCAATAATGAAACGAGTATCACTCCATTTTTGAATTGCGGATACATGGTCAGCACGAGTAGCACCAGAGATACCAGCATATCCTTTCTGGAATTGTAATCCAGCACTTAATCCATTTTCTGCCTGAGTATACTTAGCAAGTATAACATCTGGATTATATGCATCAAGTAAATTGGAATTTGGCTTATTATTACCAACTACCCAAACATCAAGACCATCTACAAAAAGTTTTTGGAACTCTGTATAGTATTGTCCATCAGTACTTTCTAAAGTATTTTCCCACTCTTTAACACCTGTAGCAGATAATTTAGCAACAAAACCTACTGTATTTCCAACAGCATCCTTTGTTTTACCACAAATAAAGATCTCCTTATTATCACTAACGTGAGTATCATTAATTTTAACATAATTCTGATTTTCGAGTTTAGAAATATAATAATCTGCTTTCTTAAAGACCTGTGGATGAGATAATATAACACGAGGATTGGATGTATATCCAGAACCAGAATTTAAAATATTAACTTGATCAATAGCACCAACAGTTGATACAACTGCTTCTAATTTTCCAGAAGTACCATCACCATCAATTGTAATAGTTGGTGGAATATCTGTATTGTATCCAGAACCTCTTTGGTCAATAACAATCTCTTCTATACCTTTATATTGACGAACTACAAACGTTTTGTTTGTATTCTGCATTATAGGAGTATAATCTATGTAAACAACATCACCAGCAACTAGATTATGAGGATCTGCTGTCTGTAAAACACCGTAATTAGAACCACTAATATTCTCAAACTCATATGAAGCAACTGATTCACCCTTAATTTTTGAAATACGAGCAGATACACCAGCTCCATCAGTATCGGTATTATCAAATATTAATCTATCATCTACCTGATAGTTCTTACCTGTGTTCTCAACAGTAAATCCAGTAACAGAAGCATCTTCAAATTTAGTTGTTGTTTCAACTTCAATATCAACTTTAGAGTCAAATTTAACTTTAGGGAAGTAATCAAATAACTGTAAAGGTGACTCCTCAAACATTTGATCAGGGTCAGCAGTCTCTTCTGGACCTATAATTCCATCTCTATTCTCATCTTCCACTTCAAACAACAAGATCTCACCATCTTCAGTTGTTAAAGCAGCAGTAGAAGCATTAGGTGTTCTTTCAACATCAATATCAACATTCTCATAAGGGTCTCTGTAACGTACAACTCCAGTTGGTATATTCTGCTGAATTGCATTTGAACTAAGGTTCCAAGAATCAACAACTGAGTTGAAACTTGGTCCTATAACATATGGGAAAAGTGGACTACCTAAATCAGTAGCATCAATAGTAACGAAATAAGCATAAGCACCATCAGGGAAATCAGGAGTCTTACAAAAACGACCATTATACTGGTCTAAGTCACCTAATCCAAAACTATACTCATAGTCTTCTACAAAATTACCAGCAGGTTCCTCTGTTAATAATGGACCAGCAGTTCTATTTGGAGTTGGATTAGTAGTATCATCATAAACCAATTCATCCCTTAATTTGTAAGAAGTTCTAAGTCTTACGATAGCAGAACTCTGGTCAGTAGGATCATTATATCCATAAGGACCATAAATTGGGTTACCATCAAAAGCCCAACCTATAATTGGAGAGTGAGTTAACTGCTCTTCTTGTTCGAGAATATTTCCTGTGCCAATTTCTTCATAAAGGTTATCTCCAAGAATATATCTCATCCTTTGAGGATTGGATAGGTGAGCATACTCACCACCATACTCATTATTGTAACCAGTAAATACAGAACCTTTAGCAGTATCAAACTGTGAAGTTGCTTGAAGGTTATAATTCCATTGGAATACATTTGCAGTGAATGTTGCATTCTGACCAACAGAAGTTAGATTGATAATCGTTGTACCCTGAACGTAGTTAATACCTTTGTTAATAATCTCAATATTAGTAACCCTACCAGCATTTTCACCATCAGTATCAATAGTAGCACGAGCAACAGCACCAAATCCTTCACCTTGAACGGTTACTTCAGGTGCAGTAGTATATCCAGATCCAGCAGAAATGATAGCAATAGATATAATTCTACCATCATTAACAATGGCTTGTGCAACAGCACCTTTACCAGAACTTAGTGTTACTGTTGGACTTGAAGTATATTCAACACCACCATTAGTAATACCAATAGACTGAATAGGTCCACGAACAGATGCAGTACCAGCAGCACCAGTTCCACCACCACCAACAATAGTAATAAGTGGTTGTGAAACGTATCCAGAACCACCTTGGTTAATTAGAATACGTGAAACTGACCCTTTAGTGATAATAGCAGTTGCAGCAGCACCAGAACCGCCTCCACCAACGATTGATACCAATGGAGATGAAGTATATCCAGAACCACCATTAGTTACAGTAATCTCATTAAGAGAACCGTTAACTACAACACTCGCAGTTGCACCTTCTCCACCACCACCTGTCATAGTAATAGCAGGAGGAGATGCAGCATCATATCCAGATCCAGAATTAGTAATGCTAACATCAGTTACAGCACCAAAGGTTTTTGCTTCGGTTGACTTATAAGACCAAATTGATACACCATTAACCCAAGTACCTATCGGACCTGAAGAAATATCATTCTTAGTCGAAATAGTAGTAGGTACTTTAGGGAATCTATTTAATTTACGTTGGTTACCTGGAAGTAGAGCAGAACCAGGGAATGGACCTATCTCATAGTTAGGAATACCTGTAGAAGCAACATAAACGTAATCATCATTAAAGAATGAGTTTTGTATGTTAGTGGTATAAGGACTAACTGCATTATTAACAGCAGAGTTAATAGATTTACCTTTATTAAGGTCAACAGATACTAAAATATTACCCTGTGGTATAACAGTAGCAGGTTGAGGTAAATTGTATTGGAAAATAAGATCACTATCCCTAGAAGTTACTAAGAACGTTCCGTTATAGATGATTGGGTTAGCACCATAAATGGTAACCTGATCTCCAACCAATAAACCATGAGGATTAGTACAAGTTATAGTAGCAGACTGATTATTAACACCACCATAAGTTACAGTGTCAACATCAATCAACTTTTTGACGTTATACAACCAAGTAGTAAGATCTGGACCAACACCAGTACCACCAAGCTTAGAAACCGTTAATTTATCTCCAGGTAAGTAATAAGAACCTGTATCTGTCAATGTAGTTTGTTGAGCATCAACAATACCAACAATATTCATTACAACTTCTTGAGGAGTTCCCTTATTAAGGTAAACTCTAAAGTTTGATGTTACTTCAGTAGCAGAATCCCAATCTTCAACTATATTATTAACTGAACGAGTACATTCGATAAACTGGTTAAGTGATTTCTCCTTATACTGTACAAGTTCTGCATCAGCTCCAGTACCAATTAAAAATTCACCGTTTCTTTCTGGCCAACCGATAGTAGAGTCAACTGTAATAATACCATCAGTAAAATTCAAAGGCTCTGCAAGTTTAGTCTTATATGGAACTGTAAACGTACCATTAATAGTTTCTTCAGAAAGAACCAATTCATATATTGTTAGTTCTGAAGTTTTAATAGAAATAAAGTTTTCTACAAGAGCACTTGCTGCTTGAACATTATCATCTGCTATATCTCTATCTTGTATTAATAAAGCATCTTTTATATTATTAGAATCACCACTAACCAACGTTGCCCGAAGAATTGTATCAATAGACCAAGTAGCATCAGAAGGCTTAATTATTTGGTCTTTTGGATATGAAATGCTTACAGTTTCACCATATAATAACTTAAAGAGATAAGCAATACTATAAGAAGTACCTTTAGAAGCATAAAAGTCCTTAATAGTCTTAATTGCTGTTCTAACGTCAATTTGAGAGTAATCTAGAGAAGGTACATCAGGTAAGAACTGTTCTGTATACTTATCAAGCAATCTCTTGATAAATAACGCATCCAAACATTTAACAGGAGTATTTGTAACTGCTGTAGCTGCTACTGTAACATCAGAGAATATTGCATTACCATCTTCAGAATATTCTTTAATACCACTTGCTGCTCTAGCACATCCTTCAAATTTTGCTTTACTATATCCAGTACCATTTTGATTTACTGTAAATCCAGTAACTTCATTAAGTCCAACTGTAGCAGATGCTTCTGAGGAAGGTGGTTCTTGAATAAAGATAGTTGGAGGTTCAGTTGCACTATATCCAGAACCAAAATTGGTTATATTAATATCAATAATCTGACCATTGAAAATTGATGCAACAGCAGTAGCTCCACTACCACCAGCATAGTTACCAAGTTGATCTACTCTTTCATCAACAATATAAACTGATGGAACATCTTGATATCCACTACCACCATTTAAAAGTTCAATATCTGTTACTCTTCCGTCACCATCAACCTTTGTTTGAAGAATTTGTGCTCCTGTTGGATCTACAACAGCAACTCTAGGAGTTCCTGTATATCCTTGACCAGCATTTAATACCTGAACAGAAGTAATTCTTCCATCTGTTAATACTGCTCTTAATGATGCTCTAATACCATCTTCTTCAGTAGGTTCATCAATATAAATGTCAGGTACAGTTGTATAACCAATACCACCATTAAGTACAGTTATACCACCATGAACAGAACCGTTAGATATCGTTGGAGGGGCAATTTTACCGCCTCCAGGTTGCCTAAAGCTAAGTCTAGGTGTGAATGTATATCCACTACCTGAATTAAGTACTTCTAGTCCACTAACAGCACCATTTGTAACAGTTGCTCTAATACTTGCTGTTGTAGAACCTGGTTTTGTAGGTGCTTGAACATCTACTAGAGGTGGGTTTGTATCACTATATCCATATCCTCCATCAAGAAGAGAAACACTCTTAATACCATTAACTAATGCTGTTGCAGCAGCACCAGAACCACTTTCAGACTTAATAGAAACTTTTGGTGGATATTCAAACCTATAGTTACTACCATTAGTATTTGTAGAAATACCAGTTAAAGTACCAGCATCATCTATACGTGCATATCCAATAGCACCTGCACCAAAAGAGGGGATTGGTGCTTCAACAGAGTATAATGATAAAAATCTACCATTTAAAGGTGCTTCTTTAAATATAAACTGATTCCCATCAATAAAGAAGTCTACTTTTGGAATAAGAAGTTCATTATCATAAATCGCTAAAACATACTCATCTATAACAGGTTCGTATGAAACACCATTTCTTGTTATAGTAAATTGACGCTTACCTTCACCAAAACTATTAGATAAATTATCAATTGCAACAATATTACTCTCAACAAAACCACTCAAATATGTAATGAAAGTTAAATCTGCCCCATCAGCATCAAGTTTTTGTCTAGGAGCAGTTGTGAAGATTATATCAGTACCTTCTACAGTATAATCTATATTAGGAATTAAAACCTCACCATAAGACTGTACAATCAAATGTTGTGCAGAAGGTGGAGCTACGGGATTATTCTGAGAAGTTAAAGGGAATTTTTGAGTAGTTCCATCAAACAATGCCAATGGACTTGCAAGACCCAACCACTTTAATTTAACCTGTTCGTATGAAATACCTGGACTTAAAGCAATATTAGGAGCATGACTTACAGATTCATAGTAAATTACTTCATCACCAATAAGAATAGATCCATCGTTCTCTAAAAATGGGTCTACACTCTCTACAACTACTGTATCATTATCTACTCCAAGAGGTTCTACTATCTTCGTTGCACCATCAAGTATTCCTATATCCAGTTTATCAATATCCAGATATTGTAAGAAATTGTTTAAAATATTTTGCCCTAGTCCAGTTTTCTCCTGCGATCTATAATAATATTCAATGAATTTATTAAAGAGAGGATATTCATCCTCAACGAACGCTGGAGTCAGTGACTTAACTGACTGGGAGACTTTATTGATATTTGCCATCTAAGTTAGAAACAACTAGAAGTGAGAGAACCTGTATTATTAATTGAAGCAACTTCAACTAGAGTTGGTGCTTGGTTAAACACCTTTGGTGTCAAACTATTTAGAGGTACAGTAGGAGGTGGTGTTGTACCAACTGGAGCTACTGTGACTTCAGGATTAATGACGTTGATTATTGTTCCAGGAGTTGATGCTGGAATAGTAGAACTGTTAGAAGGTATAAACAGAGTTGGTAATTGAAGATCTGTTGGTAATAAAGATGTGTCAATCACACTACCTGTGCCAGTAACAGCATCAGAAAGATTTAAATTGGTAGTTGCTGGAATATTATCTCCAGCTCCTACTATATTAATTGGTCCTATGCAAATATCACCAGTTTCATAATTTATAGAACCTGCGGAAGTATTGGTATATACCTTCTTATTTCCAGTATTATAGAAGGTTCTCAACTTACCAAAACCATCATCTTCAAACTGTTGATCAACACCAGGTCTATCTGCTGTTCTAAAATTACCAGATAGTATTACTGGTTCTTTCTTACAACCAGTAGTATCACTATCAACGTTACTTGGAGCACTATCATATAAGGATGAACCTGTTGATATGCAATAAGTATTAGTTTGATTTGTTTGAGGTTTAATATACTTCAAAAGCGATGTTTGTACAGAAACATCACTAATTGCCTTATTAGATAAGGTAATTGCTTTTTGGAACTGTTGATTCCTAAATGTTGAGTTAAAGTTATTGATTTGAGTTTGGGTTGCCCAATCATTAACAGAATTCTGTATATTAGTCTTAATTTCAGAAGTATTGTTAGTTACTCCAGTGTCATATAAAGCAAATACTTTAGGATAGACATAAAGTTGATCTGGGTCAATAACTACAGGGTCAATAGATGCCATTGCATAACTTCTAAGATCTGAAGCAATAGTCTTCTTAGTAGCATCATTCAGAGATGAACCTGTTTTAGTCTTAATTGCAATATAAACCTTACCGTAAATTGGTGGATTTAATGAGTCACCACCATAAGCAATAACGGAATCTGCATTAGAATATATTTTCTTAGTTATTACGGCATAATCCTGTGCTGTAACTGCTCTATATTGAGAAGAGTAATATCTAGGAGCCATATACTTGATAGACTCTACAGTCTCAGAAGCAGACCCCTGTTGTGACTTTTCTTTTGTAGATAGAGTAACATCGCCATTTGGAGGTTTAATTCCAAGACTATCTTGTAGATCTCCAATAAATGTAAATTTCTGAACTTCATTTGCTTCTGAACCAGAAGTAACTAAGTACTCTAAATTAATTATTTCACCGTCTTTAAGTTTTCTACCAACACTGTCATCACCAAACCTTATTTCGTATCTTTGATCTTCTCCTTCAGCAATAAAGTAAACCCTAGTTGTAGCAGTCAAATTAGTAACTGTATCAACTAAATTGTACAAATCTGATGTGGTAGATGCTTCGTTTGGTTTAACAGTAACTGTTAAAGTGTCTATATCTGCATCTTCAGCAGGAACTATGTAATTTTGACTCTCAAAACTACTTACAGTATATGAAAAATCTACAATAGAACCTTCACGAATCATTAGATTGTCAAATATTGCAACACCAGTGGTCGTATTAACCTCTACAGTAGTGTCAGAAAGGACATTCCATATAAAGTTACCCCCACTTGCTACAGGCCCCTTAGAAAGCGTTAAACTACTAGGATATGCACCATTTGTTTGTGAAGTTTGTACCTCTAAATGTAAACATGCCTTAGAACATGTAATTGACCTTGGTACATAATTCAAAAGTTTTGCTATATTAACAATATTATCTCTTAATGTCGCAGAAGGAAGAAATGCCTCATTCATTGACATATTAGCATTAAATGCACTATAATAAGTGTTATACGCTAAAGTATCAATAAGATAGGATAATCCTGACCCCTCAAAATCATAATCTGAAAACTCATTTCTAGTTCTCAGATAGGTTTTGATAGATGATTTAATATCCTCAAAATCTAATGCTGTCAGATTATTCGGTTGCATTATCCAGCTCTTTGTAAAACAAATTTGACTTCTTCAACAATAGGTATACCTACAATTTGATATGTTATAGTTACTGCTAGTTTATTATTCCCCGAAAAAGGAACAGCATTAACTTCTCTCAGTTGTACTCTACTTTCATGTTGATTAATGGTATTTATTATCTCACTCTTAATTGCGTCTACACTAAACGCATCTAGAGGTTCAAATAACATAGCATATACTTGGCAACCTATAGTAGGTTGAAATAATTTCTCACCAGGTGATGTCATTACCAAGTTTCTGATAGACTGTTTTATGGCATTATCATCTTTGACGGCAGATACATCGTCAGTAAATGGATTTTTGCCAAAAGACATACCAATATCTTTAAATGACCTAGACTGTGCCAGATCTTTACTACTAATCGGTTTCAGTGCCATTATCTTTAGGTGACTTATTATTAATATCTCTTTTCATCAATTTATCACTTCTGGGGTCTGTAATTAAATATTTACAGTATTCCCAACCATTCTTTTTAAACTCATCACTCATATCAACGGGTCTATTAGCTACAGACATAATATTAGGAGATATCCTTTATTATTTATCGTCTAAAATTTGATATTGAATGATAGACTTATTCTTTCATTATCAGTAGTATTAGTCTGAATACCATGCATCAACCATCCAGGAAATAGCATTATGTTCCCTTCTTCAGGTTTATACTCATGACGAGGGGTTAAACTAGAAAATACCTTAGATGTACCTAAATGTTGATTTGGAGTTTCAAAAAAGAGATTTCCATCTTCTCCATTGGTCTTAATATAATAAACACCCGATATATCTGTATTCCCATGATGGTGTATATGCCCATAATTACCTTTCTTAAATAACGAGAACCAAGATTCTGCAATTTGACAATTTCCGTTATAATTTAAATATTGACAATAGTTTACGATATGCTTTGATAATTCTTCAACAAACACATTCATTTCATTATCTTTGACTACATTCAATTTAAACCATATATCAGACAAATAATGACTAGACCAACAAGGATTCATTTCAAATTCAGTCTTTTTCAAAGCACTGAACATTTCATGTTGAATTGCATCAAAATTACCCACCTTAGCGGAATAGATGGGTGTTGGGTATAAATTTTGAATTACATCATCATTATTGATGATAAACCTATCACTCACATAAGCTGGATTCACATCAGACATTAACGAAACCTCTTAGAGAATGTCATTTCTTCAACAAACCCTTTAAGAGCACTAAGAACTAATTTTCTAAATGAAACACTTGCTTCACCTTGTATTTCTTCAAACATGTACATATTCAAGCGAAATGCATAATTTGCTTCTACTACTATAGCATTAACATCTCCTTGGTCAACATCAATCATATTATCAAGAACACTTCTATATGAATCCTTAAACATCTTTTTATCAAGAATATCAGGGAACTCGTAGAATGCCAATCCTTTATCCTTTAAACCTAAAGCATTTTTAGCAATACCACCAAGAATAACACCACCAGACAGATCTCCCATGTATCTTGTGTAATGATGTGCTATTAATAGTTTTGGATTCTCATGTGCTACCTCTTTAATACGATTTACATACTGCTGAGTTGCTTCAGTAGGATATATCTTTTCTCTCCACATAGTACCCCAAAAATACTCACAGTCTTCTGCTAATGCATCATGTCTTGCTAAACCATTTAATCTGATAGGTCCAACATAAGGATCATCCTTAAGTCTTTCCATTTCAGACTCCATAGCATGATATACAAAGTAAAAATTGGCAATTAATTGACTATAGTTACTCTCATTAACAACTCCTTTAAGGAATTGCTTGACAAAGGTGGTATTCTCTGCCATAGTGTGAGCTTTCTTTGTTCCCATCTTCAATTGTAAGGAAAATGGACCTTCTTGTAGTGTTGTCATAATTATTCAAAAAATAAATTGCCTGAAAGAACGTATCTACCATCAATAGGTGATTCTGGTACTCTATGACTCATTCTGCCATCAAATAGAATCAATTTACCCTCTGCTGGTTCAATTACCGAATCATTGTCTTTAAACATAAGTGGTGGACTACCTTCTGGGCATTTAATGTAGTATGCAAAGGAACGTGTGGAAGTTCTATGATTATGCCAATCAATTTTTGTACCTTTATCATATCTAACACCCCAGATCTCTGCATTAACTGGATATAAACCATTAACTGCAGACATATAATTTTCAGGAAATAGAACTAAACGCATCCAATTCCACAACTTCTCCACTTCTGGACATTTAACGTGGGCATCCCAACCAGTCATATGAGCTTTACACGCTTGTGGTGTAAATTCAAATGGTGGTTGTTTATCAATCCACTCCTTCATTCCTTTATTATCTCTTGCCCAAAATGGATATTCCCATTCATCGAGTATAAAATCATAATTTTTTGGCACTTCTTCCTTTCCTCCTCCTAATACGGTTTTTCCTCTACGATTCTCATCAGGTGAGAAGTACTTATCAAAATCTGGTTGTTTAATCTGTATTTCATCAGTATGAGCAAATCCCCTTGAACTATACTTCATTTTTGGTTGAAATGATGAAACTATAGGTGTAACTTCCTTTGGTTCCCTACCTTTAATCTCAACCTCATGTGCATATGTTATACATTGGGATATATCTCTACCTGAAGGTACTTTTCCATGTATATCTCGTTTAAATTGTCTTTGTTGTTCACCATTAAAATCAACAATACGATTTAGATCTGTTGTTCTATATTCTTCAAGTTCAGGCTCTCTATGACTAATACTTCCTAAAATGGGAGGAGTCTCATAAAAATCCGTTTTAGTATCAAGAAATATATTTCCAGATACGGTAATTCTATCTTCATCGCAATTATAAAACGGATATACTCCATGTTTTAAACCAGAAGGGAAGAATAGCATAGTTCCTTCTCTTTTTTGATCCATTTTATAAACATATCCTTGAAGTTTACCTAACATATCCGTAAAGGAAAATTCAAAGTCTGATACTACATTACCATTTCTATTCTGACCAATATGGAGATCATTCTGCACTTTTGAATCCGTAGGTATTTTTAACCAAATAACGAAACTGTAAATACCAGAATGATTGTGTATTGGATTGAATTCATGTTGTTTTTGGTAATTTACCCACCAATTATTCAAATAATACGGAAATTTCCCCTCAACAGGTATATGACGACCCAAATTATCATAAGTATCGCCATACTTATCACATAATGGTGATAAAGTATTCTTCCAAAAGATATCATCAATATCTTTCAGTTTATAGCTGTTGTTTATATGACCTACTAAGGTGTTGTTATGAACTTGTCCTTTCTGTTCAATACATTTCCAAATATGGTCAAGTTGTTGAGGTTGTAACTCAACTTCTAACCATCCTCCTACATTAGGTATTATCGCAGTAACACCTTCCCAATCTGTAGGTATCTTATGTGCATTATCTTCATAATGATGCTGTTCCATTTAACGTCCTTGCCCTCTATATCTTTTACCCTTCTTATTACGAGAAGATGCACTTATTACAGTGTTCTGAGATCTTCCTTGACGAGTCTTTTTGGGTCTTGCTGGAACATAGTTACCACTATCGTTCCATGCTCCCGATGATTTTGCCATAATTAAATTCCAATGTATACATTTGCACTACTGCCTGCAATTACTGATTTACAGGGATATTCAGTAGTCCCGTTACCTAATGGGTCACCTATTCTTGCCACGTATTTACCGTTAATTCTAACGGACTTTGACGAAGCAAATGCCTTACGTTTATGCCCCGTAGAGGGTTCACGACCAGCTGCAGTACCTACTACGCAATGATATGCTGGAGTTTGCTCAGTATTAGTGCAATCCTCATTTGCAGACTTGGTAGTATGTATTGTAGGTGTAGAATGAGGGATTAACTCATCTCCATCTAGTATTGGTATTTTACCATTAATTACCACATTTGTCACCTGGGTAGATGAATCTGGTAATTGTCTTTCTGGTGGCCACCAAGTAGTAGGATCCATCTCATCAACAGTCTTTGGGACTATATTAGCATCCAAAGGTGAGTGTGGACAATTAGAAAGAGTACCGCCACCAAATCCAGGATGGTGTATTGAAGGTAAAGAAGTACCGTGTCCAGTACAACTTCCATTATATGTTGCGACAGATTGTGTAGTCATGGTAGATATTCTCCAATATTGAATGGATTTCCGTATTCCGTAATTGCGTCACTCCATACATTAGCGGATTTAGTCAATGAATTGTACATAGGTAGTGTTCCTACAGCATTCCATGTTTTACATCCAGGTCCAAGAAGCGGTGACATAGTATATGTTGTAACAGTATTTCCGCTACTACTATTGACATTACCTGTATTAGGAGGACTACATCCTATATGTTCACACCCACTATCAACGGGTGTACATGTTAATGTGACATTAATGTCTACTTTCTTGGTTGCATCAGCTCTATATTGACGCATATGGTATTTAGTATAGGTAGAAGCATGCGGTAAACCGCTAAAACGACCTTGAACCGTAGTAACCATACGCTCACGGTTAACAGCATACCCAGGAACTGACGCTTGTGTTATATCTTCTATGTCTTGTAACCGCATTTCTCTATTACGATCCTTTTCATGCACCAATACATCACCAAACCAAGCTGGATATATGTCACCTACATGCACTAATGAGTAGTTAACTGCGAATTTTGCGTTAAATTCCTCCATAGTAGTACTTTTATAGTGATATTGAGGTACTTTTTGTACTCTATTTAAGTCTGGATCTTGTTTTAATGCAATTCTTGGTGCAAAATTGACCTCAGCCTGCTCTCTAGGATGCCTTAACCAACAATCTGCTACCTTACTTAACATTTCTGCGTCCGTTCCACCAGGTATTGAGTTAAGAATGTTCTGAAAATCACTAACATCCGTATCTCTATACGCTGCATTTTGTATTCTCTCAATTTCTTCCTTATAAATGTTCTGTACAAATATCCTTGGTAGAGGTGTTTGAGTATAACCAGACCCTCCACGACTAACTTTAACACCTGTAAGCACTCCATTAGTCCATGCTGCCTTAACTTCTGCCTGTTGACCATTAACAGCATAGGGTGGAGGTACTATAAGATCTGGTTCTCTACCGTATTGGTTCCATCCAGATCCTCCATCTACAAGTGTAACACCAGTCAAAATACCATTTGTGATAGTAACATCGATAACAGGGGGAATAAGTAAATTATAAGTGTCTGGAGCGTTCTGATCTACGTCTGCAGGTACATATTGGACGGATTTATCCAAAAATTCGTAAAATCCGACTAAAATTGCCCTATCTGGGACTCTAAAACCAGCTTTTACCGTAATAACGTGCGATCTTGAGCTAGTATACTGCGTTTCTTTAACAAAATCGCTCCCATTTCCATCAATATAGGCAATATGGTAAGGAAAATTGTCTAAATCGGTGTGAAATACTCTCTTAACTGTATGTCCGTTAATAGTGTCTCCAGCACGTAAAACATCGAACCCTTCTTGCCCTTCCGTAGCTTGGTACGCTTGTACTGTCTTTACTCTTAAATTTAAATTTAGTACGGAGGTACTATTATTAGGATGCGTATGTGTATACTCTAAAGTAAACGTTTGACCAGCAGTATAGTTTACTCCTGGTGATAAGATCTCTGAAATAGTCCACGAAGTACCTGAAAATGTTGTAGTTGACCCGCTATCGTCATATACTGCCTTAATTCTTGCCTTTACACTGAAATTTGTGGACGCTCCCGAATTTAGGGTAAAGATTTTAAAGTCATCAAAGAATTCATCCCCTGCCATATAAGGATTATCACTAGAAATGTACTCTGTACCGACTACAGTGTTCTCATTCCATACGTCAGTCCATGTGGTTCCGTCGTCAGAGACCTCAAAATCAGAAACTCCATTAGGTAACGTGGTTGAAAGCGAGTTGTAACTGAATACAACCTTCTTACTAAGACTTCCTATTGAAAATAGAGTCGGATGAGGGCAGTCGGGGTCGGCACACCCACATTCAGCAGCACCAGGTACATCGTATCTAATTGTGGTTGTCGCAGGAGTGCATGAAAACGCCCCACAAGGGTAGCAAGTGTCTGTAGATGAACTTGCACCTGTCTGAGTATTTGTAACGGTCTCAGTCTCTATATGGTAGCAAGGAGTACCTACTACACCTGCATCGTTTGAAGTATCATAGAGATATGAGAACCATGTATCTGAGAAACCGTGGTCATATGATAGACCATCTGGATAATAATCAAAATATAATGTCTCTCCACATGCTGACTTAGTATATTTCCCACAATTCGCAACACTACTACCACTTAATCCGATTGATGGGTACATTATCGTACTACCATCCCTTCCAGGGATATTATACGCTCCTCCCCTTATCGGATTGCTTGGATATTCTTTAAATTCTACAAGAGTAACTCCTTCTCCTGTTCCAGGCTCAAACCTTTCACATGAAGTAGAACTACAATCATTCTGTGGGCTGCACCCCATCGGTCTTACCTTCTAGTTTATCAACCCTCTTGTTAAGTGCTCCTATAAGGAAACTTAAACCTGAGAATTGCTGTTCCATACTAATCACCCTTGAATGGATTACACCATCAAGTCTTGCCTCAAATGATTCCATTTTAGTATGAAGAGCATCAAAATTCTCTTGTAAGGTCATAAACTTAGATCTACCTTCAGGACTAATCATAAACTCTTGCATTATCCTTTCAGGTCTTTCCATTTCACCAAGATACTTCTCCATACCTTCTAAACGTTTATGAAGTACCTCAACACACTGATTAAGTGCAACGTGTGCTTCTTGGTTATCCTCAAAACAGTACTTAATCCATTCCCAGTCTATTTCATCACCATCTGCAGAATTAGGAATAGGTATGTCTACTCTTGCATCTCCCTTCATAAGGTCATCTAAGAAATCATCAATTTGGTCTCTCTTATCCAACTCCATAGCAGTACCTATACCACCCTTCTGTATCTTATCAATATCTGGAGGTAAGTCTTCATCTGTTAGCTTTCTTTCATATGGCTCTGCCATATCCTTCTTCGCCAATTCCATTGCTGCTAGATATTCCTCATTATCTTGTTTATCAAGTTCTGTAGGATTTTCAGCTGAAAATGGTGAAGGGGCATCAGTAGCTACTTTAGGTAGTTGTTCTTCAGTCATCTTTTAATAATTTAAGAGTGTTTTCATCTATACTATAATTTAGCACTTCACCAACTTCCCAATTTAATTCGGAGTATACCTCCTCTGGAATGTAGATGATAGGATCTCCATAGTCATCTTCCTGTATATTTAATGTGAATCTCTTGGACATATTTCATAAGCGATTAATCTGGGTATCTGTGGCAGGATGTCTTATCTTCCAATCTTCCCACAAGGTATATAGTGCCTCTACATCCTTAGTGATACCTTTCTCTATCGCATAATCAGCACAAGCGTACATGCGAACTTCTAAGTGGTTCTCTTTAGTGATTAGTTTCTCTAAACACCATGTCCGATCATCTTGGTAATCTTGAAAAAACTCTGGGGGCATTTTTTATACTGGGAAATTTTTTTGTAATTTTGTATATATCACTTGCGTTTGGGAACCTTTGTAGGTTAGGGTAGTTTGCTTTTTTAATATAAGGGCCGCATCAAAGACCG